AAGATGCACGAGGTGTGATAGTAAAAGTGGAAAGGCTCCTGGGCTGAACAGGAAACCGTGTTGATATTGCCGTTTACAAAGGGATCGCGCACCGAGGCAAAACGGGCAGCCTCGCGGGTGAGGTCAAGCAGGTCCAGATACCGTCCGACGTAAATGGAGACCTCAACCATGCCGAGCAGGATGATCAACAGGGCAGGCAGGATGAGGGCCAGCTCAACATAGGATTGACCGCGGGGCCGGGTGGTGGCCTGGCTGCGCTGCTGGCGGAAGGAGGAGAGTCGGGCGAGCAATTTTCGCATGATGACCTGTTAGTGGTTGGTAATAAACCTGTTGGAAAAAGAACTTAAAAAGTGATGAGATACCTGTTTATAAAATACTGCTTCCCCAATTGCTTGTCAATTGCTTTGGCGCAAGGTGGCTGAATCTGTGGTTAAAAATGGACATTTTTGTAACAAAAAAAGGACAATGACGCACAGGGCGGCTGCCTCTGTAAATCTGTGAAACATTGCGTAAATACGCAACTTTTTGCGTATATTGCGGCCTTGTATTGGGCCGTTTTTCTTTCATACTGAAATAGAACAATTATTCTATTTTCTGGGAGGGCAGGATGGAAGGAAACGGCAAGACGGGCGGAAGGCGCTTGCGCGGCTCCCCTGCCGGGGATGTGCGCGGATTGCGCGACGAGATACGCATGTTGCGGGCGGTGATCCGCAGGGTGGGCGGACTGGCAGACGAGGGGCGTTCGATGGAGGATTTGCTGGATCTGCTGGACGGGCTGAGCGCCGCGTGCAGCCGGCTGGCAAACATGCTGCGCACCGAGCAGTTCCTCTCCACCCAGGAGATCGCCGGATTACTCAACCAGCGCCTGTCGGGTGTGATCGAAGATCTGCGCCAGGAACGGCGCACCCCACCCACCGACGGCGGCAGGTAGGCATGGAGGCAGACATGAACCAGGATCAGGCGGCTTTGATGGAGGAACAACTGAAACACGCCCTCGACCTGATGCAGGCCGAGATTGACGCACTGCGCGTGGTGCAAAACCATGACCGTGAAATGAACAGCATCCGGCTTAAGGCGCTGGAAGGGCGGGTGGAGGACCATGAGGGACGCATCCGCAGTGCCACCGACGGTGTGACGCAGTTCAAGGTATTTTCGGGGCTTGCCAGCGGTGGTTCGGGGCTGGTGAGCCTGGTGGCGTTGTTGCGCTCATTTTTTGGAGGTTGAGATGGATGAGCTGCGCATGGCGGTGAGCGACCCGCTGGTGTTTGTTGAGCGTTACTCGGCTGTGCGGCTGCGCGCCTATCAGCGCGGGGTGCTGCGCGCCGTGGCGGATGCCGTCTGGGCGGGCGCGGGTGGTTCGTTCGCGGTGATGTTCCCGCGCCAGCGCGGCAAGAACGAACTGCAGGCGCACCTTGAGGCTTATCTGCTGTTTGTTTTCAGCGCCACCGGCGGCGACCTGGTCAAGGTCAGCCCAACGTTGCGGCCGCAAGCGCACAACTCAATGCGCCGCCTGCGCGGGGTGCTGAACGCCAACGCACTCACCCGTGGGCGCTGGCGCAAAGAGAACGACTACATTTTCAGCCTGGGGCAGGCGCGCATCCTGTTTCTGTCTGGTGCACCGGTTTCCAACATCGTCGGCGCAACTGCGTCGGTGCTGCTTGAGGTGGACGAAGCCCAATCGGTGGGTATTGCCAAGTACGACCGCGAGATCGCGCCGATGGCCGCCAGCACCAACGCTGTGCGTGTGTTCTGGGGCACGGCATGGACTGCCGATACGCTGCTGAGCCGCGAGCTGCGGGAGGCGCGTGAGGGGCGCGCTGAAGGGCGCGTTTTTCAGGTCAGCGCGGATGATGTTGGGCGCGAGGTTCCGGCATACGCGCAGTTTGTGGCGGGTCAGGTGGAGCGCCTGGGGCGCAATCACCCCATGGTGCGCACGCAGTATTTCTGCGAGGAGATCGACGCCGAGGGCGGCATGTTCCCGCCCGAACGCCTGGCGTTGATGCTGGGCGCGCACCCACGGTTGGATGCCCCGCAGCCGGGCCGGTTGTACTGCCTGTTGCTGGATGTGGCCGGGGAGGATGAGGACCCGCCCTGCGCTTCGGACGGGGGAATGAGCGCCCAGGAGGGCAAACGCGATTGCACCGCGCTGACGGGGGTGGAGGTGGACCCCGCTGCCGGACCCCTGCCGGATGCCCCCCTGTACCGGGTGGTGCAGCGCCGCGCCTGGCTGGGGCAAAAACACACCCGCCTGCTGGGCGAGATCCTGGCGCTGGCAGAGTTATGGAAGGCGCGCCGCGTTGTGGTGGATGCCACCGGAGTGGGTGCAGGTCTGGCTTCGTTTTTGGAGCGCGCCCTGCCGGGCAGGGTGGAACGCTTTGTCTTTTCCACCGCCAGCAAGAGCCGCCTGGGGTGGGATTTTCTCGCCCTGGTGGATGCCGGACGCTTTAAGGACCATGCCCCACCGGATGACCTGCAAAGGCTGTTCATGCGCCAGGCGGCGCTGTGCCGTTATCAGACACTGCCGGGGCCGGCGCGCACCCTGCGCTGGGGCGTTCCGGACGGCATGCGTGCCCCGTTGAACGGCCAGCCGGCGCACGATGATGTGTTGATCTCTGCGGCGTTGTGCTGCTGCCTGGACGGTTTGCCGCTGGGAGGCGGCGCTGGTCCGGCGTTGATCCCGGCTGCCGACCCTTTGATGGATATGGAAACCCGATTTTGAAAGGAGGTCCCATGAACTTTTGGAAGCAGTTGTTTGCACGCCCGCCCCGCCGGGCAGCGCTTGGACAGATCGAGACCGACCAGAGCCTGCCCACCGCTGCGGGCTGGTGGGGCGGTGCGGATGGCGGCGGTGTGCGTGACCGCCATGCCCCGGACCGTGACGAGGTGTTGCGCCAGAGCCTGGAAGCCTGGCGCTTGAACCCGCTGGCGCGCCGTGTGGTTGAACTGACCAGCCAGTATGTGGTGGGTGGGGGCATTGCCTTTGCCTGCAAGCACGCCGCATCCGCCCGCTTTCTCACTGCCTTTTGGGAGCACCGCCTGAACCGCATGGCGGTTCGCGTCAGCGAGTGGTGCGACGAGTTGACCCGTACGGGCAACCTGTTTGTGCTGGTCTCCACCGACGCAGCCGGGATGAGTTACGTGCGCAGCATCCCGGCGGCGCAGATTGAGCGCATTGAGAGCCGCGCCAATGATGTTGAGCAGGCGCTGTCGTTCACGCTCAAAGCCACGCTGGACGAGCCTGACCCTGCCCCCTACCCGGCTTATGACGAGAACAACGACCACCCCGGCGGGGCGGGTTTCCAGCCGGTGATGCTGCATTACGCCATCAACCGGCCGGTGGGGGCGCAGTGGGGCGAGAGCGATCTGGCGCCCGTGCTGCGCTGGATGGCGCGTTACGCTGCCTGGCTGGAGGACCGCGCGCGGCTCAACCGCTACCGCAACGCCTTTCTGTATGTGGTGAGGAGCCGCTTTGCCAGCGAGGCTGAGCGCACCGCGCGTCAGAACCTGCTGAACGCCAACCCGCCCACGCCCGGCTCGATCCTGATCACCGATGAGAGTGAGAGCTGGGATGTGATAGCGCCGCGCCTTGAGGCGTCTGACGCCAACACCGACGGGCTGGCATTAAAGAAGATGATCGCAGCCGGGGCGGGCGTTCCGCTGCACTTTCTGGCTGAACCGGAAAGCTCCACCCGCACCACGGCGGAAGCTGCCGGGGGCCCCACCTACCGTCACTACGAGCAGCGCCAGACCTTTTTCCTGTGGCTGGTGGGGGATGTGCTGCGCGTGGCGCTCAACCGGCGGGCGTTGGTGGATGGGCGCGTCAACCGCATGGCAGAGGTGCGCGTCAGCGGGTGCGACATCTCGGCGCGCGACAACGCCGCACTGGGGCTGGCGGCGGCCAACGTTTACAACGTGTTTTCCGGTCTGCGCACGCAGGGGTTGATCGACGATGCCGAGCTGCTGCGCATGGTCTACCGCTTTGCCGGTGAGGCGTTGGATGTTGAAGCCATGCTGGCGCGCGGCAAAACCGCCGGGCGCGTGCCTGCGGCGGCGCGGGCAACCGGGCGGGCTGACCCGCAAACCCGCGCAGAGGATAAGCGCGAAAGGGCGGTGAATGCCGCCGGAAAGGAGGCGTAATGAATGAGGCATGTACACACAGGGCGCAACTGAGGGCGCGCGGCCTGCTGGAAGCAGCCAGTGATGCCGCCGGTGAAAAGGGGCCAGGCTTTGACATTGTTGCCATTGATGCCGGTGAAGGCAACGGCTGGCAGTTCACCCCCGAATGTCTGCGGGCATCGCTGGCCTTGTGGGACGGTGTTCCGTGCTACCTGGATCATCACCCGCGCGGGGCTTCGCTGCACGACCTGGCCGGGGTGTGCGCCGCACCGCGCTGGGATGAAAGCACACGGGCGATCCACATGACCCTGCAGCCGTTTGGTCCCGCCGCCAACCTGCTTTTGCGCCTGGGGCTGGATCTATTGAAGAACCCTGCCGGACCGGCTGGCCGCCGGGTGGGGTTTTCGGCGGACGTGTATTTCACCGCCAATGGGCGATGCGTTGAACGCATTTTGAAAGTGAGCAGTGTTGACCTGGTGCTCAACCCGGCGCGCGGCGGGCGTTTTGTCAGCCGCAGCGACCGGCAAACCGAAATCAGTGACCCAACCGAAATGGAGGAAACCATGCAGGAACAATTGAAAACCAACCCATCCGATGAAGCGGTTGCGCAGCGCAGTCTGCAGGCAGCCGAACAACAAACATGTGTTGAACCCCCCGCCGACCTTGAGACCACCCTGGCGCAGGCCCGCCTGCCGCAGGTGGTGACGGAACGCCTGCGCGCTCAGTTTGCCGGACGGGGCGTGCAGCGCGCCGAGCTGGAGCAGGCGGTGGCTGATGCGCGCGAGCTGGTGAGCGCCCTGTGCGGTCCCACCACCGTGCAGGGGCCTGGCGGGCGGGTCAATGCCATGTTCAGCAGCGAGGACCAGTTGCAGGCTGCCGTTGATGATCTGTTTGGCGTGCAGCGCACCCAGGGGTTGGAGGCCGCCCAACCGGCGCGTTTGTCGGGCATCCGCGAACTGTACCTGATGCTCACCGGCGACGACGACCTGCACGGCGGGTATTATCCCGGGCGGGTGCGTCTGTCCACCACTGCCGATTTCACCGGGCTGGTGAAAAACGCGCTCAACAAAATTGTGGTCAACACCTGGGACGAACTGGGACGCGCCGGTTACGACTGGTGGCGCAGGGTGGTGTGCGTTGAGCACTTTAACACGCTCAACCAGATCACCGGCACGCTGGTGGGCACGGTGGGCAGCCTGCCGGTGGTGGCCGAAGGTGAAGCCTACACCGAACTCGAAGTGGGCGATTCGCCGGAGACGGCCAGTTTTGTCAAGTACGGTGGTTACATCCCACTCACGCTTGAATTGATTGACCGCGACGAGACCCGCAAGTTGCGCGCCTACCCGCGCGAACTGGCAGCGGCAGGGCTGCGCAAGATCAGCGCACTGGTGGCGGCGGTGTTCAGCAGCAACGACGGCATTGGTCCGCTGATGGCGGACGGTGGGGCGTTGTTTAACGCCAGCGCGGTCACGGGCGCGGGTGGGCACGCCAACCTGCGCACCACGGCGCTTTCAGCAGCCGAATGGGACGCGGTGGGTACGGCGGTCTACAACCAGCCCATGCTGGTGAAGAACGCCAGCGGGTTGTACGGGGCGGGGCCGCGCATGGCGGTCAACCCGCGTTATCTGCTGGTTCCGCGCGAGCTGCAATTGACGGCCATGAAGATCCTGTACCCCGGCATGGAAAACGCCGCCAACATCTTCAGCGAGAATCAGCAGCGCGGGCAGCCGGGTGACGTGATCACTGTGCCGGATTGGAGCGACGGCGAGAACTGGGCTGCCGCGTGCGACCCGCGCATTGCCCCGGCGGTTTATGTGGGCGAGCGTTTTGGTTTGATGCCCGAGATCTTCATTGCCGGTGAGAACCTCAGCCCGGCGGTGTTCACCCACGACGAGCACCGCTTGAAGGTGCGTCATTTCATCTCGGTGTGGGTTAACGATTACCGCCCGCTGCACAAGAACAACGTTGCTTGAGGGAGGTGAGCGATGACCACGAACAATGGAAGTGGTGGAAATGACAAATGGCGGGCGCTGCTGCTCTCGCGCGCCTTCTGGGCTGCCCTGTTTGGGCTGGTGGTGATGCTGCTTGAGGTGCTGCTGCCGGGCTTTCCGTTGAACGCCGATCAACTGGCGCCGGTGGCGGCGCTGCTGGCGGCCTTCATCCTGGGCGAGGCGCTGGAGGGCGCACCTGCCGCACCGGACGCACGATCAGCGCTCGTCGGGCTGCTGGCGTCGCGCAAATTCTGGGCGGCGCTGATCGGCATGGCATGTATTACGCTGCGCGCCTTCCGCCCGGATTTCGCGCTGGACGAAGCCGCCGCAGCCGAACTGGCGGCGCTGCTCAGTGCTTATATTCTGGGCGTGGGTCTCACGGACCGTGCCCATCGTAACGACGGGGCCCGTCTGGTCGACGGGGTCCGTCTGGTCGACGGGGCCCGTCTCAACGAGGATGCGCGGGGTGGTGGAACACTGCAATAGGTAAAAAATCAAAGGTGGGGCGTGGACGCTGGTTCATGCCCCACCACGACCGGAGGAGGGAAACCATGCAAAAAATAGTGGATATGGATGAGACACTGGCGCAATTGCTGGGCGGGCCCCCCATGAGCTGGCGCTGGTTGAATGACGGCGACGTGCGCGTGATCACGGCCGATGGCCGCAAGGTGCGCGTTTCAGCCGAAACAATGACGACCTTTGTGGTTCACCAGCCCAAAAAGGCGGCGGGCGGGCGCAGCAGCCGCAGAAAAGGCACAGGTGTGCGATGACCGGGATCAGTGAATACCGCCTGCGCATGACCACCCTGCTGGGCGATGCTCCGGCGCTGCGTTTTCCACCCGATATGCTGGATGAGGGCCTGGTGCAGGCGTTGATCGATTACTCCACCAGTTGCCCGCAGATCAAAACCGCGGTGGTGACGTTTGAGGCAGCCGGGCGGCAGGTGAGCCTGGCAGCCTTGAAGGGACTGATCACCGTGTTTGAGGTGATCTTCCCGTACGACGAACACCAGCCCGACCCCCACCCGCTGTGCGACTTTTTCCAGTTCACGGTGGATGATCACCGCGTGCTGCACCTGGGTGGGGGCTGGCAGCGGATGGGCGGCTGCCGTCCGGCGCTGGCAGGTGAGCGCGTGCTGGTGGAGTACACCTGCGAGCACACCATCGCCGGGCTGCGGGATGCGCCCGCAACCAGCGTGCCGGA